AAAGTACGATGCATTTTCTGGAGATAGACTTAGAGAAGAAGTAGCTAAAGATTACAACTATTGGTTAAGAGATACATTTAACAGAGAGAGTGAAGGTGTAGGTGATGAGAACTTCTTATCAAAAGAAGATAAACAAACACTAGATGAATTAGGTTATTACCAAGGTGACCGTGGTAGAGCATACATTGATAGACAAGTAACTAACACAACTAAAATAGGAAAAGGCGAAACAGAAGGTGGACGTAATTTAAGAAATATAATTAACTCTGCTAAAACTGACAAACCAATTAGATTTGAAAGAATCGCAAGTGATAAAGGGGGGCCAGTTGAGGTTGAGCGTGTAGTTGGTGAAAAGGTTAGAGTTAATGAACCTGTTACTGCGGAAGAAAGAGCTAGTCTTACGGGCGAAAGATTACTTAACGTAATTAAGTATGACCCGCGTACATATACAGAAAGTTCTACATTTGAAGATTTATATAAGTTACCTTTGGTAACTAGAATACAACAAGCTCGTAAATTAGGTGAAGCACTAGACTCGCGCGGTTGGAAAAACAAACAAGTAAACAATGTTTTAATTAAAGAGGCTACGGCTTCTTTTAACAGAGCAATTGCGACAGCTAGATTTAACTATGGCTTAACTAGTGAGAGTTATAAAAAAGCAGTACAAGCTAAGAAAGATTTCTTAAACAGAGAAAACCACATACTTACAAATCCATTTGCACCTAAAGGTGAGTTTTCTTTAATACCTATATTATCTCCTAAAGCAATTCGTCAAGCAGAAAGAGAACTAGTAAAGTTAAGAGCGGACGCAAGGTCTCGTTCAACTGACCCTGCTATTAGTGACCCGATAATAAAACAAATAGAAGCATATCAACACATTATAAATCATACACCATTTGCACGTAAGCAATTAAATGACTTACTACAAACAATGAGTATAGAACCTATTATTGATTGGGAAACATTTACTTCTACTAAATTAAAAAGCACTCTCAGTGCATACACTAAAAAAGTAAATAGAAGAAGACGTGAAGTTAAAAAGACTCCTATCAAAGAAACTGTTACTATGTATTCTCAAAAAGAGTCAGGAGATACATATACAAATCCTGGAATTAATACAGAAATATCAGATGACTTAAGAGTTTCTATTGCATATACTTTTAGAGAAATGTTAGATAAATTAGGTTTACCTGGTATAGACTTAGGTCTTGTAAAAGATTTAACTGCTAATGGAGAATTTTCTAGGCTATCTAAAAAAGGTGAAATACTTTCACAAGAGATTATAGGTGAAGTAGAAGAAGACTTTGGTCAGATATCAAATTTAGCAATAAAAGATTTTAGGTTAATAAAATTAGGTTTTGATTTTGATAGTTTTAATAACGCTAAAAAAGCTAATGATAAAGTAGCAATGACAGCTGCATTATTCCAATTAACTAAAACTTTAAATCACGAAGTAATTCATGCATTATATAATGCAGGAGCTTTTACAAAAACTGAATGGAAAGTATTAACTAAAGTAGCTAACGATAAATTTATACCGTTCTATCTTCCAAAAGGTTCTAGCAGACGTAAATTTTATGAAGGCAAATTTAAAGAAGAAAAAATGACTGGCGACAGAGAAGGCCAAACACTTCAAGATTATTTAATTGAAGAAGCTATGGCACATGGTTTTGCTGATTTTTCTATTGGCAATAATCAAGCCATTGCTGAAGAAACTAAAATACAAAAAATATTTAGAAAATTAAAAGCTTTAATATTATCTCTTATATATGGTTTAAAAACTACAGGATTTAATAGTCCTTTAGACATATTTGACAATATACAAGCAGGTATTGTAGGTCAAAGAATAGAAACAGACTTCCAAGCTTTAGATATGGCCACACATTCTGACATAAACCGAATGGCATTAGACGCTTTAAGTGGGGATGGTACTATTATACTTAGCAATAAGATAGATAAGAGCGACGTAAATAAAGTAATACTAGCAGATGTATACACTAGTTTTTTAAATAAATTTATGTCACCAAATGCATTTGAAAATATCAATGTTAAGTTTTCTATGAAGCCTGGAAAAGTTAGATGGGCAACTAAGTACAGAGATAAATCAACAGACCCTGGTATGAACTTAGCAGTACCAATGGGATTAACCGCTGAAACTGAAGGATACCAATCATTATATGTTCCTATGTCAGTAAAACAATACCAAAGTCTAGTACCTGTTTTAAATTATAAAGACCAATACAGCACTGCATCAATTAAAGCTTTGACACAAGGTATTGAAAAAGGTTTCGAAATAGGTGCCCCCTTTTTAGAAATTGACATTAACCCTGATACATTAGTTGGTAGAGTTACAAGTCATGAAGGTAGACACAGAACTTTTACTACAGGATTAATACACGGAGATCAAACTGTAGTTCCTGTAGGTATAGTTTTTAAAGTAAAAGGTGTAAGAGAATTTAAAAATAATCCACAAGGAAGACAAGACCCTGTTAATAAAAAGATACTAGAAGATTTCTTACAAAAGGGAACATTATTTGCACAAGGTACTTTTAGAACAGAAATAAATTATAAAGGAGATAAAGTAACAGCGGCTAATATTACTAGTTTTCCTGAAGTTCAAAGACTGTATCCAGGTATACAGCCAACTGTAAAACCTTCTAAAGTTATTAATAAAGTATTTCAAGAGTATGAAACTACAGAAACTGGTGACTACAGATTTTCTAAAGAATACAACAATGAAGATAATTACACTGTATCTATGTACAACGTAGGAGAATTTACAGATGAAACTGATACACAGAACAGACAAGAAACTAGAGACACTACTAGAAAATTAGATAAAGCCGAGAAAGATACAACTAGTGGTTGGGATGGTGAGAATGATAATTACACTTATGAGAACATGAGTGCGTTTGCTAAGTTCTTAGGGCATGCAAGAACATGGGCTAAAAAGAATACACCATTTAGATTCTTATATGGCGCGGTTATGAATCAACTAAGGTACGGCAGACACTTACAAGCAGGACTTACAGCACAACTACGAAGAAGGTATTTAGAAGTTAAGAAAGACCCATACATGGCACAGCTTTTGGATAAAGCGCATATCATAAGTCAAATGACTGGTACAAAAGTTACAAGAAACGAAAAAGATGAATTAGTATTTATTGCACCAAAAGACAGCAGTGACAAAAACTCAACAGTCAAAGCGGGTGAAATGGTAGTATTGACTGGAGATGTCGCGGGTGCTTTTGAAGACCATCAAACAGTAATGGAATCTATCAACAAAGAATTTTTAAAAGCAGAAATAGCAAGAGACCATATACCTAACTTATTATCTGCATTAGATTTATTAAGACAGTTCAATCCAAGATTACCTGAACTACAAACAGTATTTAATTTTGAGGGCTTAACTGAAGACCAAATATCTTATAAATTAGAAAACTTAGACCCTGCACAAATTAGATTTATACACAAAGAATTATCTGCTATTATGTTACAGTATAGCACATCGCCGCAACTTGATATTTTTTATGAAAACGCGGTAGAAGAAGTAGATGTATTATTAGGTAATAAAACATCTGGTTTAAATAAACTAAGAGATGTAGCTAATGCGGTGGAAGGTAGACAACAAGTACCATATGCCCCCCTTAGCCGATTTGGTGAATACTATATTTCTGTAAAAGACCCTAATAACTTAGATGAAGATGGTAAGCCTTTGCAACTATGGTATCAACAATTTGAAACTAATGCAGATGCACAACAAGCTTACACTTTAATACGTGTTAAGTTTCCTGATGCTGAAGTAAGTAAACCAGCTAGGCAAACTATACAAGAAATGAGAGCGCGTTTAAAGAATGCTAAAAAACCTTATGGCTTAGAATATATCTCTCAATATCTGTCAGATACAAATGCTAAAAAATATAATGAAGCTGTTAAAGAATTAAGACAATCATTAGCTCAAAAAGGTTTAGATAAAAATGTATTAGGTATTAATCAGTTTTTTGCACAAAGAGATAAAAGTGTAGGTATGGAAGGTGTACCAGGTTATGATCCAGACTTCACACGTTCAACTTTACAATACATAGCAATAGCAAGTCAATCAATTGCCAGAAACAGATTTAATAGAGATGCAAATAAAGCTTATGATAATACTATAAAGTTTGCAGAAGAAAAAGGTGACAATAATTTAATTACAGCGGCGGAAAAATTCTACAAATACACTGAAGACCCAACACATGAATTTGCATTTGCAAGAAGAATAGGATTCTGGTGGTACTTGGGGGGCAACTTATCATCTGCACTATTACAGATTATGTCTGCTGTTCAATTTACAGGCCCGATACTGTCTCAACTAGGGGGCACCAAAGCTACAGCTACAGAGTTAGCTAAGTCATTAGCTTTTGCTAGTGCAATGGCTAAACGTGGAACTGTTAATGGTGAACGGCAGTATGAAGATGCATTCCTTGATTTTGAATACATAGATACAATTAAAGATACTGAGCCTGAGTTATATGAAGCTTTATATAATTCTATTGCAGACGGTACAATTAAACAAGGACAAGCTTTACAAGAAGCTGGTATGGTAGAAGGATTGGGAGATGCTAGTAGAGGTAATAGAAGAACAATTAAGAAAATAGAAAACGTATTAGTAGGCGGCGCATTTAACACTATGGAATCTGTGTCACGTCTTACAGCATTTATTGCAGCATTCCGTTTAGCTAAAAACAATCCTGATGTTATGAAGAATGCAGATATAATGTTTGAAGGTGATATGGATTATCAAAATCATAAAGATATGTATGGCGATTCCCCAGCGGCATTTGCTAGATTCATGACTGAAGAAACGTTTGGTGTTTACGGTAAAGAAAATAGACCTTGGATGGCTAGAAACTTTGGTGCACTACCTGCCTTATTTATGACATACATTACGCAAATGTTTGGTTTATTAGGCAGACTTCTTAACCCACCTACACTTAAATTTAAAGATGGTAGATTAAGTATGGGTGCTATGGATATAAATAGAAGTAAAGCAGCTAACATTATGGGTAGAAAAGCTTTTGCTAGAATTATGTTGATGTTAGGTCTCACAGGGGGGCTCATGGGCTTGCCTGGAGCGGAAGATGCTGAGGATATTATAAACGGAGTTAAGAAGTTAATAACAGGCGTAGATTCGGATATTAGAACTGAGTTCCGTAACATGTTATATGAAGCGGGTTGGAATACAGGTTTGATAGAAGCGATGGAAGCAGGATTGCTTAACTCTTACTTAAACATAGATGTACAAGCCCGTATTGGATTTGGTATAGCGCCTTGGTCTAGACAAGTTAGAGCTGGATTAAGTATGATGGGATTAAATACAGGTGCTAGAGTAGAAGAGTTTTTAGGTGCGCCAGGTTCTGTATTTTTAGACCCAGCTAAAGCTTTAATTAACAATGGCTTACGTGAGGGTGATTATGGAGAAGTATTTAGAAAAATGTTACCTACATCAGTTCGTAATATAACTAAAGTAATGGATTATAAAACAAAAGGTTATGTACAAACAGGATACGGCCAAGTAGTTACAGATGATTTAAGTGCTATGGATTTAATTATGCAAACTGTTGGATTTACTCCTACTGAATTATCTAAAAATAGAGAAGCTTTATATTTAGAAAGAAAACTAGATAGAGCGGCTAGCGGATTTAAACAAAGAATGAATGCACAGATTACAAATGCTTTACGTAATATTATATTAGGTGGTCAAAGAAAAGACGCATCATTAATCAATGATGGTCAAGCAGAAATAAAAAAACTATTAGCTAAGATAGTAGAACATAATGTAAACAATCCTCCACACATGGTATTTATACCAGATATGAGTAGATTACAATCAGAAGCATTGAAAGCAATAAACCCACAATATAGAATAGGGTCTACTAATCAAAAGACTGTAGCTGAAAAAATGCGTTTGAGAAAAGCTTTGGGGCTAGATTAGCCGCCTAAAGGATTACTGTTTAAAGTTTTAACTTCTTCTATTTGAATATCTTGTAGTTCGTTTTCTTTGGATACGATTGCAACTTGTTTGCTTAATTCTTCAACATCCTCTTCTAATTCCCAACCATATTCTTCTAACATTTGAAGTTGTTCTAAAATAGGTTTTAAATTAGCACGTTCAGGTAGCATAGCTATTTGTTCTCTAATCTTGCCAATTTCTTTAAATACTAAAGTTAAATCAGTAGGTTTAATTTTATCATCTACCTTCTTAATTCTGTCAATTAAGTCTACTTTGTATTCATTGGCATACAATAAAGCTTCATCTATCTTGTTAGCTAATTCTTTATCTTTTGCTGTTAGTGGTGATAAGTCAACAGATGGTGCTGATTCTATTGCATCAAGCCTAGTATTGAACTGGCCCCATGTATAGAAACCTCCACCGATGGCTCCAATTACGCCGATTAATGCGGCATATGTTGAAAGTTTTTCTATGATTTTCATATAATTATTGTTGTTTTAATACTTGCAATTCTAACATAATTGCAGCTTTTTGTCCAGATAAAAAATCTAATTTTTCTATTCTTTTTTGGATAGGGTCTGAGCCCGTATATTCTACAAGTGAAGCCCCTACATAAATTTGCATAGAATAAGCGCCTAAGTCGACCTGTGTTTCGAATAAACCTACATTACCTTCATATATACGTTTTGATTTATAGAAATTTTGGTCAGCATAAGCGCTTAAACCGTTATTATTTTTAAAAAATAATTCTTCTTTTGTGAGATTCTTTGTGTTTTGTTTTACTATTTTAGCTATTTGCTTAGCTACATTCTTTAAATTCTTATTAACTTTGCTCTCTATTTTTGCAACATCTGTAGCAATCCCGTCTTCGGAGTCCATTTCCTGTCGTACAGTTTCTTGCTCTCCATCTTCTTCTGACTGTACTTCGGTGTCCTCAGCGCTTGCGCTATCGGATTCCTTTTCTTCTGGTTCTTCTTGTTCTGACTCTTCGGGTTCTGATTCATTATTTGCTACGTTATCTTCTTGTTTAGTTTCTGAAGCTGGTTCCTCCATTTGTTCTGGCTCCATTGCCTCTGTTTCATTCTCAGCAACCTCTTGAAGGCTTTCTTCCTCCGTTGTGCTATCTTCCATTGGCTCGTCAATCTCTTCAAAAGATTCCTCAGTAAGTTCATCATTAAACTCCTCCTCAGCTATCTCTTCAAAAAACTCCTGCTCAGTCATGCCTTCTTCTTCTAGGAACGCCTCAAATTCTTCAGCCATTCCAGATTCTTCTAAGAAAGCGGTAAACTCTTCTTCAAACTCCTCCTCAAATATTTCTTCTATTATTTCAACATCACCATAATCTTCTTCAAAAAAATCTTGTGGTGGTGCCATATCGAAATTAGTTTCTTCAAAGAAATCTAAATCAACTTCTTCAAATTCAGTAATTTCTAACTCTTCAAAATCTCCAATAATAAACTCATTATCAAAGTCTTCAAATTCTATATCATATTCCTCAAACTCTGTAAAGTCTTCAAAATCATCTTCTATTATAACATAATTATCCTGCCAAGACCAGTCATCTTCGGGCATATATTCATAAGAATCATCATACCAATCTTCTGGTATATCAGGTATATTTTCTTCTATATCATCTATAGCTTCCTGTGCATCTTCATTGATAGGGGGTATTTCATTGTACGTTATATTTAATGTAACATTATCTACATCTGGCCCACGATGAGAATTATCATAAGCTGTGCCTGCAGTTTCGTTAAATAACTCTGCTCTAATTGTAATATCTGTTTGTGTATTTGAACCTTGAATGTATTCGTTTGTATAGTTTGTAAACTTATTACCAGTTGTACTGCTAGTGCCAGTTATTTCTCTAACTTGTGTAGATACTGAACCATCAGCACCTGTAATAGTTTGTTTAAGAGTAAGTGTGTTTTCTATATTATTCCAAAACCATGCGTCTGCCCCCATAGTTGAGGTAAAACCTTGATTCATTTCTGATTGTGTTAAATGGCCATCATCAACTAAATCTACATCTTGGTATACATTATCCTCTTCATGCCCTTCAAATGCCAATACTCCACCGCTATCATCCATACCTGTTTGATATGGGAATCCATTCCAAGCACCATGAGTGTGAATACCATCATCACCACTGGTTGACCAACCAGTTGTAGTTGTGGTGTCGCCTGTTCCAAAAGTAGAATTGGTTAATATATTACCAGTGTCTATTTCAGTAGAGAAAGCTTTGTCCCAAGCAAACAAAAACCCACATGTAATTAGTATGGGTAATATATATTTCATTCGCCGTGTACGTTAATTATTCTTTTTTCGTTAGTTATTAAATCAGTTTCAATAATTATATTATCTACTTCTTCTTGTTCTTTTAAAGTTGCAAGTTTTGCTTTTTCTTCAGCTATTTTTTTAGCTAGCGCTTCTTGTTCTTTTCTAAGTCTTTCAGCTTCTTCTTGTCTTGCTATTTCTGCTAACTCTTCATCAATACGAGAACGTGTTTCTAGTTTGGATACGTAAGAGTCGTAGTCTGGTCTTTCAACATCATACTTATTCCACTGCTCAATAGCTTGCGCACCAATCTTCCCTTCAAATGGACAAGGAGTTCCTGCCATAAGCATGGCTTCAAAAACTCGCTCATCTTGACACAAAATTGACACAGCCGCCACTTTCATGCCATAATCAAAAAGTACTTTACTAAGCTTAATACGTTCACAGTTTAAATCTCTGACATGCTTGCCGCCCGAAAATCCTAGTACACCAGTACTAACCGAACCACTAACACCCATTGAACATACATCTTGACTCATTGCTGAGTAAGAGGGGGCATTTGCCGAGCCTACAGGTATGTCAGACCCATTAGTAGTGCTGTTATTAGTTGTAGTGCTTGTAGTTGTATTTGTTTGACCATCATTGTTGTTTGTCGTAGTAGCCGTATATCCACCTGTTATCTGAGTATTACTGCCTGATGAATTTGTTTGTGCATTATTATCATTTGTGGAATCTCCCCACGCAGGCGTAGAACTAACCGCAAGAATAAAGGTTAATAAAATTGCTAATAATAAATTATTTTTTAATATAGTTTTCATTTTTAATATTTATCCTCTAGTATTTTATATATTTTTAAGTTACCTTCTGCGTCTGGTCTAAGCTCTGCCTTGACTTGACCACACTCATAACGAATAACATTCTCTCTGCCAACTGCCAAGTTGCGCTCGGCCTCACGTTTAGCTTTCAAGCATTTTGATAATCCGTCTGTCATCATATGGCCGTCCAACGACCCATTGACAAACATGCATAAACTAAACACCAGCGCGATTGTGCTAGTAGGTTCCATTTTGCCTCACCTTATCCTTTAACATTTCTACATCGTTTTGCAGTTTTTCAACCTGTGTTTGTAAAAAGTCTATGTTTATATTATTTGATTCAATAGATTGTACTTCTGTTTCCATAACCTCAAACTGCCCTGCGATAAATTCTAGTAACATATACTGCTCCTGATCGACTGGCGTTTGCTCAGCTTTTTTTAACAAATCAGCTTCCATCAACTGTCTTGCAGTCTCAAGTTCTGTTAGCCTTTGTGTCAAATCACTGTAGGCGAAGATCCCAATACCTATGGCCATAATTAGACCAATTAGGTTTCTCATGGGCATGCTTATCGCTGTGTTATCTGATATCTTCATTATTTTTTAACCAGACTTCCACCAAAATATAATCCAATGATTGCAGACATTAGGTGAGTATCTAATGGAGTTATAACAACACCAAAGAACTCTTTATCCATAACTATTTCTTTTTTCTCAATTAAGAATAAGAAACCTCTGCTAAACTCAGTCCATGTTAACCATACGCTTGTATCAAAAAATACAGGTACTATTTTAGGCCATAGTATTATACTGAATACTGCGGTTAAAGCTATAATTCTTCTAGTCCATTGAAAGCCTTTGTTCTCGTATGTACGAGCGGCGTTTATGTGTTTCATTTGGTTATCAGCTCTTGCCAATAACATTTTCTGTTCGTCTTGTTTTGCTTTGATACTCTGTCCCCAGATAGACATAAATCCACCCAGTACACTAGAGCCTAGCATTGTAATCATTTCTACTGGTAATCCACCTAACATATTTGTACCTCCACTATTATTAGTTAACTCAGTTGCTTCTCTTATTGTCTCCTGGACTATCCATCCAGAAAGAATTGCGATTAGCCATTCCATTCATTAAAAATATTCTTCGTAAATTTTATTGGCTAAATCCTCACGATTGCCATAATCGGTTTCTAGTTTTCCTTTTTCAAAAATAGAATTAAAACTTTTAGCTATTCTATCTGGTTCAAATTTACCAGAAAATAATTCTCCTTTTAAAATTGCTCTTTCTTTCCCACCTAACATTTCTTCATTTCCTTTAACAACATCATCCATAAAATCTATTTGGGCTTCCATAGAGTCATCTTTACCTTCTCGCAAAAGATAATCCTCATAATATGGTTTCATGAAATCAAATTGAAACAAACCATAAGCATCACCTTTTTTTTCTTTTTGTTGATAATCAAAAGTACCACCTGTTTCTAATTCAATATTAGCAAGTATTCCTGCAGCCGCTTTGTCACTATATCCCTTTTCTTTTAGATAATTTAAAATATCTGTTTGTGGTGAACTTTTAGTAAACATTTCTTGAAGAGTTTTTATGATATCAATACCCGCCATCCCATAACCTTTCTGCTTCGGTATCATGCTCACAGTTAGCACAGCCACAAGAACTGCAACTACCACCATTCGAGCAATGACACCCATGTCCGCAATTTTTGCAACTACTAGCTGTCATAACCCATATCTTGGAAACCTGGAATAGCAAATGATTCAAACTCCAAACAATGTGCATCTATTATTGTAGTATTTCTATAGTGCTCTGGTTGTATT